GGAGGATTCACTGGTATTCTTGACGAACACACAGGCGACATACATTTGAGCGGTTACGGAGGTTCAGACTTTGAACAGAGAGAATTTACTTATACTCCCGCTGAGCTTTCCGCTGTAGTTCCGAACCAAACAGAAGCTTTTACTTTGCCTTTTGGTGGATTTCCAGGAACGGATGGTTATGATTATCAGTCAAGAGGGACTTCTTAATGAACGAAAAACAAGCAATAAACAAAATAATTGAAATCTGCGAATCTAACGAATATGTTGAGGTTTGCGGGTTTTTAGGCTTCAATGAAGACCGTAATGAATTTGTAGTAGAAGAGCAGGAGAATATCTCAGAAGACCCTGCCAACTTCTTTCTTATCAACCCAGTTAATTACCTCTTGTTTAAAGATAGAGTCAGTCATATGATCGTGTTTCACAGTCATATCAACGGGGATGAAAAGCCCTCAGAGTTTGACTTAAAAGTCGCCGACAATTGTTGTGATCCTTTTCTCATTTATAGTTTAGTAAGCAAAAAAATACATATTTATACACCACAAAACTCCGAAGTAGATGTAAGTATAATACAAAGGTTGAAGGAGGTTTTATGACTACAGTTAGATTACATGGCATTTTAGGAAAAGAGTATGGAAAATCCTTCTCAATGGATTTGTCAAGACCCAGAGATGTAGTCAGAGCCATTGATGCGAGTAGAGATGGTTTCAGGAGAAGGATGGTTGATCTTCAAAAATCTGGTTTGAATTATGATATTCTAGTGAACAGAAAGAGGGTCGGCTCGCAAGAGTTTTTATCCAGTAAAAATCCAAGTGAGATAGATATTGTCCCTTTGATTTCTGGTAGGGGTGAGTTGGCCATGTTTATATTTATGGTTATAACTACGGTCGTTCAATACGCATTGATGGACCCAGGTGTAATTGAAGGTGGTGAAGCTACAGTCGCGGCAGGGGCCGAATCTTTAATATTTCAAGGTGGAGCTGCAAACGTATCGTCGCAAGGCGATCCATTACCTATCGGCTACGGTAGGTTAGTAGTCGGCTCCAATATTATTCAAAGCTCTATCAAGTCTATACCTCAAACTATACAATCCATCTCTGCGATGACCGCAAACGTCTATGATGATTCTGTGGGTGACTTAGCGGATATAAGAAACTCTTTTATTAACGAATAATGAAGCATCTCCTTAAAAAAATAAACTCAAGAGGCGGCGGCAAAAAACCCAAAGTAACTCCTGCGGTTTTGAATCCCCCTAAAATTGGAAACTTTCAATTTGGTGCTTCTTTTAGTATCGCTGAGAATATTGATTTAATTTCTGATGGGCCAATTGAGGGTTTGGTTGATCCAGAGGGAAACCTTTTACCACCCACTCAGATTTCTAGAGGTGTGTATTTAGATGGGACTGCGGTTTCAGTGGCGACTGATAATTTTGAGTCAGAAAAACCAATTGAGAATGCTATTAATATAAAAATAAATATTGATGAATTCTCAGGTAAAGGTAGATCATTTGATAATTTTGCCCCATCAGCTTTTAGATATAGGTATCATAGTCTTGAGAATCACTTTATGATTCATGCATGGTCTACTACAGGAGGTTTAAAGCCAACTTATAGGTCACTTAACAAGGATGAGCATAAACTTATCGAAGCTGATGCTGATGGTTCATACTGGCCTAATGGTTTGTTTTATGGACCCCAAAAAGATGAGTATAGTGCTGGCGCAAACCAACACCCCAAAAGTGTTGGATACGTTCAACTCAACGAGAGTGATTTTTCGACTTCAACTTTAATTCATTTTTATGGTGGTGCTGTATACGAGAATCAGCCAAAGATCGGCGTTAATGTAAATAATTTAAAATTCTTCTTTGATCAAAGAGATGGAGCTAGCAGTAAGGGCGCAATGACTCCTTTTATTGAATTGTTAGACGCTTTAAAAGGCTTAAAAAATTCTAATGATGAGACTATTTCCAATCAACCTTATTATGATTTAATAAACAATACCTTAACTAATGCGTTGGGTAATTATAATTGGAGTGCTTATAATACTCAAGAATTACAAGATATTATATTTCCAGATGGCATTGATGATGGTCATATTGTTATGTATTACCCGCCAAGAAATATTTTAAGTTCAAAAGCTAACCAAGTAATAACGAGTCCAGAAAATTTAAAATTCGAATTAGCTAACAGCGCAAACATACCAGTCCCGCTTGATAATAATGGTTATGTTAAAGGTTATAATATTTTAGTTCCAGAATTACAGAAAGTTGGAGACGAAATTCAATTAACTGGTAATGTTATTGGGGCTTATATATTGCATGTTCCTACAAAACTTAAAAGGGTTAGATACACATGGGGAGAGGAGTCAACCTCAAGGCTTCCTGCTAATTTTGTGAGTTTTGCAAAAACGATTAATAATTTAAGTTTGACCCAAAAAATTAATTCAAACTTAAAATACAATTACACAAACATCCTCATTGAGCAAAAATTAGGACAAGAAAAACAAGGACCATTAAGTTTCTTCAATAAAGTTTCTATAGATAAAAGGTTGAATAGAATTCTGTATGGACCATATAGAACTGAAGGTCAGGTTCAAAGAATAAAACGCGATGTCAATCAAAATAAAGATTTTTTCTTTATGAGTGACACTCAGTATGATGGTCCTAACCTAACTTTAGAAAACGGAATACCTACGAACGAAGGAAGTCGCGATGATGAGCGTGAAGGTAAAGACAGCAATTCTCCAAAAAGGTCGTTTACTTCTTGGAATAGTTCAAATTCCTCCAGCTTCAATGATGAGGAGGGTGTTCCTGTCGTCCACGTCATCCATAACCCAAATGTCGCGCAAGCTTCAATCACTTTGCAAATCAACTCTTTGTTTGATTCTGTCGAGAAAGACTATAGAAAAGGTAGTGAAGACGCAAAGGATTTTAGAGCAGGAGATAAACTGCCTGGAATCGTAAATATTGAAGTCGAAGTTGGAATTGTGAAAAACAATGGAACACAAGAACCTTTTTCATCAAGAACATTTAGAATCGCAGCTTTAGTAGAATCGGTTACTCTTTTAGATATAGGCAATCCAGATCAATTGTCTGACGAGGAGGCTTATAAACATGTTAGGGATACTTCGGATGTCGGCAAAGCGGCCACATTGAATGTTCCATTTGATTTGCCGTCAGTTTATTCAACTTCTTTGAATGCTGTCGATGGTAGTTTTGAAAAAAGATATGTTAAAATCTCAAAATTATCTACAGAAACGTTTTCTGTTTTAATTAGCAAGGATATTACTCTCGCTAAAGTAACAGAAATTATACCGTCTTACTTTACATATCCTTTTTCCGCAGTATTTGGGACTAAAGTTGATACAAGAACATTCAATAACATACCCGAAAGAACTTACGATGCGAGATTAAAGAAAATTAGAATACCCTCTAATTACTTTCCAGTTAGAGCAGATGCGACCTCAAAAGACAAGAGGTATTATAAAACAGAAAAAGAACTTGAAGAATCAACTGCGGTAGAAAAGCAATTATACAATGGTGATTGGGATGGAACCTTCAAAGAGGGCTGGACGGATAATCCAGCTTGGATTTTATTTGATTTATTAACAAGCTCAAGATACGGCTTAGGCCAACAGGTAGAAGAAACAGAAATCAATAAGTGGGAATTGTATAAGATTGGAAGATTTTGTGATGCTGTTGATGACAATGGTAATTTTGTGGGTGTTCCAGATGGCAGGGGAGGTTTAGAGCCTCGCTTCTCTTGCAATATATTGTTTAATTCAAAAGAAAAAATATTCGACGCAATACAAACAATCTCTAATTTATTTAGAGGTAAAACATTTTTTAGGAATTCTGAAATTTCCTTCCTTGATCAAAGAGTAAAAAGTCCTATCGCAACGTTTTCTAATATTAACGTTAAAGATGGGTTGTTTAATTACTCTAACTTCAGAAGAGATCAGCAGTTTAATACTGTAGAAGTGGCATATAGAGATAGGTTTGAAAACTTCGCTCCTAAAATTGAAGTCATTGAAGATGCCGAAGACATAAGAAATCGCGGTGTCTTTAAAACTTCTATAGAAGCAGTAGGGGTAACTTCAAGAGCTATGGCTCGCAGGATTGGTCAGCATTTAATTTACAAAACAATCAAAGAAAACCAGAGAATAGCATTCACTTCAGGCTTAGAAGCGATGCTTTGTCAGCCAGGAGATTTAATTATTATCGACGATGAATTAAAAAGTAATAAATCCAACTTTGGCAAGGTCATGGAGGTGGACACTGTGAATGAAACAATCAGATTGAGTGGTCCATATAGTGATTCAACCATGACAGGAATACTCACTGTTTATAACCCTACAGGAGAAGCAAGTATTTCTGGTTTAAATGATATAGCAAATAAGAAACGTCAAAGACATGAGTCTTTCACAATTACAGGCTCACCTGACTCATCTTTTGATATCTTTACTGGAGATTATGCGTTTTCTGGTTATAAAAGTGGTTATGATTTAAGTAGTTTAACTGCTGAAGAGTTATTGACAGATCAAAGGTTTGAAGAGTATGCTTTGTATACAGGAACTGGAGAAAATATTTTATACTTTAATACTGAGTTTACTGGTTGGGTTTTTGCTACTGGCTTAGCTTATCAAGACAACAATACTTATGATAAGTTTATATCAGATACAGGTGTTAATGGAAACACTTTAGATATTATAAATCAAAATTCGGGCGTTTATGATTTTAGCACTGCGGAAACTGATAGAAGAGTTAGAGCTAATTATCGTGATCTTACTGAACAATTCTCTGGTTTAGGAGGATATACAGTTATGTCCGATGGTGGTGGTATACTTGAATCAGAAATTGGTATAGGTTCTCCATCTCAAATAGTCACTCTTAACGTAACGGGAACTGTCGGTAGTGTATCGGGAGAAAGAGGTTCGCTTGTAAGTGGCGTGGATAAACCTGAATATCTATCACTCATAAAACTCGGAAGCCCTTATAGGTATGAGGTGAAAGAAGCTTCAGATATTATCTATCAGATTGATTCAATCAAAGAAGAAAAGCCTAATGAATATCTAGTGGCTGGAATAAAATTTGATACTGGTAAGTATGATCTTATCGAGAATGATATTTCTATAGAAAGAAAAGAGAATACTTTCGCTTATGAGGTTTCAGCTCAGGTCGGAGATAAAACATATACCACTTTAGATTCCCCAACTTCTTTAACTTTGACAACAGGTGAGGATGCTGGGGCAGAAAGTTTCTATATTAGTGGAAAATGGCCTCAAGTAACAAACAATAATGGGTATAACGTAAATTTACATTACCCTAATGGAACAGTAGAAGTTTCTGGTATAGAACAAGACATTACTGGTGTAAAATTTACAGGTATCGAAAGTGTGGGGAATTTCTTAGTAAGTGTAAAAGCTAAGGGTGATACGACTTCCGATTCAGCCAACGCTTACTTTGATTCAGATTACACGACTGCTAGAAGCTTTTTCTTATACGAAAATATAACCACTCTAGACAGACCCTCAATTTCAAATTTAACATTTAGATAAAATGCCATTCGACTACGGAGATGACAACTTGAACACGGGGCTTTATGAGTTCCCTACTTTCTTTTCTGGTAATACTGGAGATTTAACTGCTACT